CACTTTGAGGTCTCGTCGTCTACTTCGCACAGCGGGGATGGGTTATTGCCTTCGCCCTGTTTGAGTAGGACAAAGCAGAAGCAACACTTCATTCTGGTTATGCTAACCAAAAAGAGAGGTCTAGGACCGATCCGTTTTACACGTCTTTCTAAACCACGCACGAGCTTTGGCGGTCTTCTTGGCTTTATCAACAAGATCGGCATCGGTCGTATAATGTGTCTTGCCGCACGTCAGCATACTGGCGGCACGAGCATACCCCCACTGCTGCTGCGAAGCCCCCGGACGATGTCCCGTTCGCCACGCCGCCATTCCTCGGTTGTACGATGCCCGGACTATCGGGAGGGGTACACCGGTAGCCTTAGAATACGCCTGAAGACCGCGGGCTCCTGGGAACCTCTTCTTCCATTCGCGGATGTATTTGGACCTTCTCGTTTTCATCCCTTGATCCGACTTGAACGGAACGTATGCCTTGGGATCTTTCCACGACATTTTGCGACGACGAGTGGCTGTGCTTTTACGTTGCTTGTTCTGTTTCTGGGTGAGGCCGCTGAAGTAACGCTTGGGCCAGTACATTATCACTATCCAGTCAAAAATATATACTTCACCGTCTACGAGTTCCCTTCTGCTTCTGCTTCAACTTCTTACGACGCACGAGCTTACGCCTGGTCTTACGACCGCCAAGATAGTCCTCTACGATCTTCTTCTGTACATCGGTTGGAACATCACGACCGGTTTTGACCCTGTTCTTCACAACTGCCTCCGCCAATCCCCTGCGACCAATGGACTGTTCCTTTTCACGAAGGTATTCTGCGACCCTGTAAAACCCCTTTGTTTCTGCTGCTTGACGTGCCGTCACTCCACCAACATTTTTTGCAAAGATGTTAGCACCGCGATCAACAAGTTCTTTCACGATGTCGAGTTTTCCCCTGAAGCTAGCCATCGTCAAACTATTCGAGCCGTGCCTATTCTCGGCCGCTTCGATGTTAGCCCCGCGATCCAGGAGCTCTTTTACGACGTCAAGATGTCCTTCCATGCTGGCTAATATCAAACTTGTTTGCCCACTCTCCCCTGCCGCCTCAATATTGGCACCGCGTTCGAGGAGTAAACGCACGACGTCCAGGTGACCGCGGGCACAGGCGATTTGCAAACTCGTAAGTCCCCTGTAATCTTTTACCTCAATGTTTGCCCCCAAATCCAGATACTTTCGCACATTGGCGATATCTCCATATGTTGCAGCTTGGAATAGGTTGCGGCCGTTCGCATCCATTACTATATTTCTTTATTTCTTTATTTTTACCTACTCGGGGTTCATCTTCATGAGTGCGTGCCTACACGCATTCTGTTCCGCCTGTTTCTTTGTTGTGGAATTTCCCATCCCCAGAATCTCGCCTTCAGGTTTGCATACTGCCATCGTGAACCCTGCTGCACCGTCCTCCACCATCTTGTAGATGGGTGTAAAGCCCATCTTCTGCTGGCAGAACTTCTGCATCCGGTCCTTGTAATTATCGTCCTCTCGCAGCATCAGAGGAATGTCGAGATGCGTCTCGATCATGTTGATCACAAAATCATTCACCATCTGAAAATTCATGCCGGAATCAATCCAGAGAGCGGCAATAAAGGCTTCCAGAACATCGCCGAGCTTCTCAATGTTCTGCCGGCCGTGAGCGGGGAGCATTTCCTCGACGTGCTTGGACACCACAAAGAACTTGTCCAGACCCAACTTGTCTCGTGCGAGAACTCCCAGCGTCTTGTTTCGCACAATGAGTTTGCGCGTATTGGTGAGAAACCCAGGGGCTTCGGAAGGATAGCGCTCACACAGATAATTGGCCACCACCGCCCCCAGAATGGAATCACCCCTGAACTCCAATTGCTCGTACGATTCGTCTTGGAGATCCATCGTACCTGCAGGACACTTGCCGAGGACAGCAGGTTCACCGGTCAAAGTCGTATACTCAGATCGGCGGACGTAAGTGGAATGAATCATCGCCTTCTGAAAGATCGCAATATTCTTCACCTTGTATCCTGGAATGCACAGGATGCGCGATACATCCTCTGCAGTCAAGGGAACGTTCTTTGAATTGTAAGGAAAGTATTCATTCGTAGTCGTGGTCATTACGGTGATCTCTTTATATATACACCCGCCCAACCTTAAAACTGGTTAGACAGAAATCTTCTCTTTTCTACAATCATATCAACGCTGGCGAAACTTCTCCTGTCCCTCCCCGCCATTCGGCGGCGTCTCAGCCTCTGGAACTCGTGCCTACCATCCATTCGTCCGCACTACGCTGTGAAGTGTAATAATCTAGAGGGAGTGCTAGCGGAACTGCACCGGGGAGGGGCAGGGTTCGATTGCGCATCGGCGGATGAAGTCCATCGTGTCCTGGACATCGGTGCTAAACCCACCGATACGATTTATGCGAACCCGTGTAAATCGCGCGATGAGATGTTTAAAGTAAAGAAACACGCCATTCCCTACATGACCTTCGACAGCAAGATTGAGGGAATCAAAATCAAGGAGGAACAACCAGGAACCAAACCAATTCTTCGTATTTTCGTGGACGATAAAGGAGGCGCCCGTATTCCCCTGAACAGCAAGTTTGGGTTCCACTTGAAAGATGTGCACGCCCTCTGTGATCGCGAACCTCGATTCATGACGTATGGCTTAGCCTTTCATGTAGGCAGCGATTGCACATCGTTGGCGGCATACCAATCAGCCTTTGATACGGTCCGGGGATTTGCTGATGTGTTCAAGCATTCACTCAACGCATTTACTCCCGAACTCCTGGATATCGGCGGAGGATTCTCGGGAGCAACGCACAACGACGACTTCTTCAGGAACGAGTTGGCGCCATATATTCGCGAGCAGGCTAAAACACTACCGTTCAAGCGGATTATTGCCGAGCCGGGACGGTTCTTTGCCGAAGAGTGTTGTACGCTTCAGGTTCCCGTCATCGGAAAGAAACGTCTGCCCAACGGAAAGCAATGTATCACTGTGAACGAGTCAGTCTACGGTCTATTCTCCGGGGTCTTATTCGATGGATTCAAGCCAGAATTCAAATGCCTCACACGGAAACCATGGGCGAGCTGCGAGAAGTTCACGATATTTGGACGGACATGCGATTCGGCGGACAAGATCGCAGAAGACGTATGGCTGCCGAACGATATCGACGATTCAGACGTCCTGGAAGTAAAAAATATTGGGGCATACTCCTGGGTCACGGCTTCCAGCTTTAACGGGTTTCCTTTACCCCCCGTGGAGGTTCTAGCTTAGGAACCTCCTCCTTCTTTATTGTTTCACTACTGCAAGTTCCACAGTGGTCAACATTCGCCCAGAAGATCTTGATAGAATTCATCTTTTCGGTTGTTCGCGTCCAACGCCCAAGCAGGGGCGCGGGGGTTATAAACCTAAGACTGAAGAGTTTACGAAGCATTTGATTGCTATTTGTACTGTTGTATACTTCCATATCCGTTTTAGCGAAAAATACTGTCCTTGTCGGGAATGAACGGAAGACTAATGGTCACCAGTCCCAGAACAATGGGGACGGCAAATAGTCCCATAGGCAAAACTCCAACTCCAATAGGAATTGCGATCGCAATACCTACTGCGGTTGTGCACGCGCCGAGTATAAGTTTTTTCTTGTCCGATAACCTAATCATTTATATGGCTACTTCCTTACCCATTTAAATCAGAGCGCGGCGGGTACGGCGTACGGGCAAGGAACGACGGCGTACGCCTCCCTTCTTACCCTTGCCCTTCTTCGTGAAATAATGGGCAAGTCCGAGCGCCGTTCCCGCAACGAGGGCGTCATCTACAATACCCGCACCTCCGCGCTTACGCGTACGACGTAGGGACCGCTTCTGTCCAAAGCGCTTGGCCGCATACGACGTTCCTACCGCAAAAAGAGCATCGTCAACGACACCTACTCCACCGCGCTTGGTAAGCTTATGCTTACGATGACGGCGACCACCCGTGCACCCGCATCCGCCAGAGGCGGGAGGAGCCTTCCATGACGGGTTTGGCTTTCCCTGTGCTAAATCTGTCTGATAATCTGCCGCAGTAGACATGACTGTATTATTATATGGTAGGGCGAGTTTTTTGGAGGACGTATGGATGACTCGCAATCTCCTCCACTTCTAAATTTGGGGTATCGCGATACTTTGGCTGAACCCATCGAGCCAGGGCGTGGTACACGAGATCATTTAAAAGCGTTTGGGAATCTACGCGATCGGCAATATGGAGAGCCGATCGGTCCCAGTACATCCATGATCTCTCCACAATAGGACGGAACAGTTCTTGGAGAACCTCTGGATAACTATCAGTCTGTTCGCGGGTAATGATCTCACAGAAGGGACAAATTGTACGAAAATACTGGCATCCGCGGGGAATATGGTACACGTGCCCGGTCGCAAACTCATTGACTATCTTTCTCGTACGGGGGTCGTCCATACGGCAATACGGATGAGATTGTATGTATTGCGTTACAGAACTCGGCGAAGTGAAGGGTTCTATATGTTTTGTAATCTTTACGTAGTAAGCCCTTTTTCTCTAGGACCTCTTCGAGACGAAGAAAAACATCGCGCAGCTCATCCTCGTGCGTCTGTCCATCAGGCGTGACGGTTCGCACCCACCTCTGAACGGGCGTCATCATTATTATCATCCATATTCACGATACGCCTAAACGCGAACTCTTTCGCAACCATATCTGTCTTCTTCCGATCCACAATCCACTTGAAGAGACCGTCAAGAGGGCCAGAATAGCTTCCAATCAGATCCTTGAGCTCCTTCTGAGACAGAGACCACGGCTTATTCCACGTGTCGGGGCGCTGGACCTTAATGAACGACCCATCGTCCTGGATCTCCAACTTGTTGATCCCCTGAAACGCCGTGCGCTTTAGAATATCGCTCATCTCCGACTCCACGAACTTCTTGTCCTCGCGCAGCTTGTGAACCCGAGTATTCACGACCTTCAGCTCGTCATCTAGGGTACGGAACTTGCGCACACACTTCACGAGATCGCGCTGATCAACAGTCGTCGTCATTCTATAATTGTATGGTCTTCATACTCTAGCCAAAAAAGACATCCGTTTTGGATAATGGACCCGCGCGAAGTTGAAGCATTGCGGATCGCCTATAACAAAGAACATCCTCATGAACCGCCCGTCAAAAAGGGCAAGGGAGCCTGGACAGATATGACGCGCAGAATGAAAGATTCGTGCAAGACGGGAACTCCCGAATGTCTCGTACACGCCCTCGTTCAAAAACCCGATGCCCCAATGTCCTGGAACTCTGATCCAATGCAGTGGCTGTCGTCCGACGACATTGACGATAGCCAGAAACACTATCAGAAACTGATTCCTGATTATTACTATACTGGATCCGTCCCAATTGATTTTGATCTTCATTCGGAAACTGGGTCGTGTCTCGTGTCCTCTCTCTGCAGCATGAAGCTGTCGGAACTGTACAAGAAAGGGTACCACCGCGTAGGAATTGTCTTCAACACCGATCCACACAATGAGCCAGGCGAACACTGGATTGCAGCATTCCTCGATATGCGCCCTGAATTGGAGAACGCAAAGATGACGTACTTTGATTCCTATGCTCAGAAACCGGAGAAGGAGGTCGAGCGTCTCATGCAGCGATGGAAGGAGCAGGTGGACGAGATGGGGATCTTCAAGAAGCCGATGGTCTTAACGTACAACGCGACCCGGCATCAGTACAAGGATGCCCAGTGCGGAATGTACTGCATCTACTTCCTCCACTGCTGTCTCTTTGATATTCCAATGGACAAACAGATCCCCGATGATGTGGTGATGATGATGCGACCGATGTTCTTTAATTATAAACAACATCGTGCTAAGAAATAATAAGAAGGATGGACTCCCGCACCATCTTGTGGTATGTCGTTCTCGCGGCAATCGCCTGTCTCGGCGTTGCTCTCACATCTCTTGCCTACGTCAATATGGTCAACTTCCCCCCATCAGATGCGACCCTCACAAAAGATCTCGCAGTCTATTCGGATATCGTGAAAGCGACCCCTCTCGGATGCCCCTCGGACGATGTCCTGTGTGACTACTACATGGCCTCATCAGGCTTCACGGTGATTCCGTCCACCACCGTGTATACTTACATTACCACTAACGCAATTACGGAAGTGATTAAGGGCGGTGCTCGTCTAATTGAACTGGATATTTACGCGGTCAACGGAGATCCGGTCGTAGGTCTCGCCGACTCCAAGACGAATGCGATGTTCACGTACAATACTCTGAAATTTGAGGACTGCTGTACTACTCTCGCTAACACGATGTTCAATTCGGGAACAACGTCAGGGTACGCGAATCCCTTTGTTCTCTCCTTGAACTTCCACTCGGAAGACAACGCCTTCATTACTCAGTGTGCCGAGATCATGAAGATGACTTTACGCAAGTTCATGTTGCACAACGCATACTCGTACCAGCGCAAGAATCTGGCGGTAGAACCTATCTGCAATCTGATGGGTAAACTCGTGATTGTGAGCGGAGGCAATACCAAGGGTAATGGAATGGACGAGCTGGTCAACATGTCTTGGGCTTCGTCGAATATGCGCCGTATGACGTATACTGAGGCGTCTCAGACATTTGATCACGATGAGCTGATCGAATACAACAAGCGTAATATTACGATGGTTGTTCCCGACATGCGGTCGACGGAGGTGAAGAACAAGAATGCGGAAATTTGTTTTGCGTACGGATGCCAGTGGGTTGCTATGAATTATGGGTCGCTGGACAATGCGATGGAAGTCTATACCGGTCAGTTCGCCACATCTTCGTTTGCGATCAAGCCCGACCCCCTGCGTTACAAGCCAGTCACGTACAAGAAGCCCGAGAAGCAGAGTGCCGGCGTGTCGTTCCAGCCAAAGCAGATTACTTCACCAATGTACGATTTCACAATAAAGTCTAACCAGTGAATAAATAGACATGGAAGGTGGACGCTCAGCATGGTTAAAAGCCGTTATGGCCGCAAAGAAGCCGGGCATGTCGCTCGGCGACGCGATGAAGGCGGCTAAGAAGACATACAAGAAGGGCAAGACGGGTGGTACGCTGATGGATAAGATGGGTCCGATGGGTGGTCGTCGTCGTCGTGGAACCCGCAAGGCGAAGGTCGGCGGAGTTGCGTACGGATTCACGGGCGGCCCGTACACTGACTCTCAGTTGACGGATGGTGCCGGTCGGTTTCCGTCCATGCCTGACGCCACGTGGAAGGGTCCTTCGGAGCTGCTGGGCGGTCGTCGTCGTCGTCGTCTTTCCAAGAAGGAGAAGAAGGCTCTGAAGGCCCTGAAGGGAGGTGATGGCTCCCAGCTCGCCCCTGTATCTCCTGATGGAAAGCCTGCTGACCTGCCCTACGCCGAGCCTTCGGTTGCCCCCGCGTCATCCCAGTCGTCGGGACCGGTCGGCCCGGCAGATGAGGACGCCAAGAGCGGTCCTGCGGGTGTTGGCGGACGTCGCGGTCGTCGCAGCCGCCGCTCCAAGAAGCTGGGTCGTGGCTACTATTAAAGGATTAAAGGGTGGAATAGATATTCCGAACATCGTTTTCAATAGGAAACCGCGGGAAGTGTGTGTATGTTCCACCAATAAAACACGATAAGAATCCCCATTCGTGGGAAAAAGAAGGAACGTAGACTTTGTCGAAGACAGGGTCCACCTTGAAGCATCCCTTCATAGTTTGTTTGCAGTTTGCGATGAATGCCCAGCACGGGTGATCATTACAAAGTGAAACTGGGCCTACATGCGCAGTCACAATCGCGTGGGTATCGAGAACGCGGGGAAGGTTGCACAGGATATCAATGTACAGTGCCTCCATCCCGTCTCCGTCTGGATCGGGAAGATCAATAATCACACCGTCATACTTCTGGTCTGTAGACGCCACGTAGGCAAGAGCATCGCCAAAAATAAGATTCGTTCGCGGATCCACCAGAGAGCCTATGTTTTCAGGTAGATTTGTCTTGGCGAACTCCACGAACTCCCGATCCCAGTCGACTATTGTAATGCTGGTAGTGGTCGGGGATAAGTATAGGTTTCGGGCTGCGAGTCCGTCGCCGCCCCCCAGAATCAGGATTCGACGAGACTGTTGAAACATTGGAGTCGTCAACAGGTAGTGATACCGGTGCTCGTCCAGCGTCGAGTACTGAACTTCCCCGTCCATGATCAGCATTGTCCCGTGGTTTAGAGTTCTTACATATTGGACATGGCTCTTGGACGTCTGAAAGTCGTGAAGTACAGCAGATACATCGTACGTCACTGTCTGTCCGTACTGGCTTTTTTCCGACATTGCTGCTGAAGAGGATAGCACAATTCTTCCAGACGTGTGGGACGTTGCTCGTCGTAGTAGTTTTTATTCTTTGATCGGGCTGTGAGTAAGTGCCTTCCATGAGATAGGGAAATGGGGTTCGAGGAGTTCAACAATAGCACGGGCGTATGCCTGGATTTCCCTCTGTGCTCCTGGATCCGTTCTGAGGAGAACGAGGCGGGAATATGCAGCCAACGACCCAGTTTCCACAAATTCCGTATACATTCCTTGTGGAAGAACACTCCGCGCAATCTCGGGAGCCACGTTGTGTTCTAGGAGATGCTCGTAAAAGTGGACCATCCCATCACAGTGCTCCTTAATTTCGGCAGAGAGGAGGATGGAGTTTTCTACAGGGGTTTCCTTGCTCCCCTGTTTCAACTTGGGATCACGGGCACGTAGATCTTCGGGGGAAGGCGTCCATACTTCAGCCTTGAAATCCACGTAGCGACGAGACACTTCGTTACGGGCAAACCCGATCTGGTGACGAAACCATTCACGCGCCACAAAGATCGGCATCTTGATCCGCAGCCTAATCTGGGGATGAAAAAAGGGACTATTGTGATTGTGCTTCGCAAGATAGTTGATCAGCTTCTCGTCATTTGCAGAGAATTCAGTTGACTCCTTTGCAAACGATACACGGGCGGCATTGACGACGGTGAGATCCGCGCCAAACACGTCCAGGACCTGAATACTTCCAATACCGTCAGAGGCCTTCCAGGACATTCTATTGTCTATATACTCAATCTACTCGTAATTAATTTTGGACGAGTTAAGTAATACGTATTGGTATGAAGCATATAACTCTTACTCCAAAAGAAGAAGCATACCTGATCTCCTATATTGCAATCTACTACAACTGCGATAAACGAACATGTTGGAGACAGATCGGAGAAATCATTACAAAATACGGACGACGTACAACTAAGGTTGTGTACCGAGGACACCGTAAACGAGATAGCACTATAAAACATACAACTCCATTCATTTCTACAACCCCGAATAAACGTATGGCTGAATTATTCGTTGAAAAGATTGAGAATTTAGCTGTTGGACATTTATTCACGATCCATCTCAAAAACGCTCTGTGTTTGAGCACGCGAGATATCCAATATACATTCACAGATGAAGTAAAGGAGGAACTGCGTAAAATAAACAGGGATAGACCGATTCAAAAACGAGGAAAAACATACACTCTGGATGAATTTTTCCCCCAAATTAAAGGACTCATTCAGGAGTTAGTGTTTACCGAC